TGAACCTGGAGTACACTTAAGCTTAGTTATATGTTTAGTTTGATCAAAAGTGCAGTCTTGCCAAATACCCTTTAAGAATTTAAAGTGATAGAGATGTAATGGTTTTAAACTCGTTTGAGACCAGTAATCTCCCATCGCTACTTCCCTAGTCTTACCCTCTTTATCGCTGATTAATGCAAGTTTTCTTATACTTCCACTAAAAGGCGAGAGTTTTAGGTTCGAATAAAGGTTACTATTTATATAGTACATACAATTAACTATATAAGTAGCTAACTTTAATCCACCTACTTCTCCTAAAGACGAAATAAGTGAATTAGGTAAGTGATTTAATTCCGATAAGCTATTCCACATGGACAAGCCATTAGGTCCAGACTTAACGGATACATGGTAACCTTTAAATAAAATCTTTTTAGAAGGTTTACCAATAAATCTTAAATTAACACCGATATCCTTTAAAAACAGAGGTATCAAATGGTTATATTGTTTAGCGTTACCCTTATATAAAGGTGGCCCTTCAATCGAATCATAAGATGGTTCTGGTTTCAACCTAATAAACCTGGTTATATATAATACTGACAAAGTAAGCCTTAGAAATAAGGGTTCTTTATCGATTAGATATTCCCGGATTACAGGTTTAAGGACTTTCGGTATCTTAAAATCCAAGTTCGAATAGGAAAAATCGTTAAACAAGATTTTTAGGAATTTTAACCTAAGATCTTTAGTATAACGAATACATTCCTTATCTCCCCTAGTTTTTAAAATCTTAAAGATTTTCTGAACTAACTTTAGAAGTACTGTGGTTCTGCAATGCCCTAATTTACAGGCATTGCTAAGCCACTTTACTACATCCGAGAAAAATAGTAAAGAGTTTTTAAATTTTTTGAATTTTTTATTTTTAATTTTAAAATTTTTAAAATTTGAACTTTTATTATTATTTTTCTTGTTCATAGTTTAATGGGTTAGCGAAAGCTACTTCCCTTGAACTTACATGGATAAAGTCCGGTAGAGAAGCGGACCAGGTGCAAACCTGGACTTCTTCCCCCC